CAGAAACTAGCAAGAAACATGAGCCACATGGGGTGCTCAGTCGCTTTCTGATAGATAATCACTTGCAATCTCATCATCATCATCCATTTGCCCTTCTTCATTCATTATCTCACTCATAATATCTCGAACTACAACAGTCTCAGTGTTGACAATATTATAGAGTGTTTGAATGGGGATAGGATATGAATTGCTGTTGGAGATTGTTGTTTTGACATGGGACTTGCTAGCGCCAGACCCCAAGACGATTGAATTAACAATATGGTCCTTTAGCTCATCCTTTAGCCTTGAGAATGTGTCGTCATTCCAGACTGTGCTCGTTGTCCCGAGAGCTAGCACCCATATGTACATGTGAGGTAGCTGTTTGGTGTTAACATTCCTTATGTTTTGACCATCAAAAAAACAGTCTAAGACACGAGCTTTAAGCAGTGTGCCTTGCTGAAGGCCACTCACTGTTATCATGGACTTCTTCGGCATGGGCTTCTTATAACCCATTGACCTAACAACACCAACAACATCACCCCCTAATGCATCCTCTAGCTTGGCCATTTGATCCTTGCTATCTTCTTCTACTTCTTCCGCCCAGTCAGCCACATCATCATTGAATTTTGTTAGATCAACGGGCATCTCAACAGTATCCATTGCAGCCTTGAAAAGGTCCTCAAAAGTTGCTCCACTTTCTAGCATCTCTTGATCAAATTGAGAGTGGAGGTTACCAGATGTGTCCCTAATTAAGGAGAACGACTCCTCGTTAATTTCTTCTCTCACTTCTATGTAGTCTTGTATGCGTCTTATGTCTCTAGATTTCAATTCTAGCACCGTCTCAAACTTAACATCATTAATCAAGAACATGTGTCTCTCACTCTCAGTCATCATCGGAAGTCGATAGTTGTAGAACCAAGTTTTGTTTTTGAATAAGGAAGATAGTCGCACACCTAAATAAAAGATGTCATCATTCAAGAACTTTGCCGATGGTATCTCTACCGGATAATAACTACCATTGCTATGGCAAATTGTTGCAGTTCTATTATGCTGGTCTGACAGGTAAACTTGAATCTCACCGCTTTTTGGATTGTATTCTGTTTTTATCTTGAAAATCTGCATGTCAGATAATCTCTTATACACAAATCTTGTGTCATACTGGATCCTTAATTTGAGACCATCTATGTTATTTAAGTCTGACCTCTGAAGTGTTTTGAGCGCCGTCGATAGATATATATCACCTGAATTCACAATTGACCTCTTGAAGAATGTGTTCATTTCCATGTCCAAGACCCTGCACATTTGTTTCAAGCTCCTATAGACTTCACTGACATCTACAATTTTCCTACATTTTATAGATCTAACCCCTCTTGTTTCACATATACAAAAGCACTCTTCACCCGAATTCACCAAAACATTCAAATCACCTGACCAGCTGACCTTGCCTGTCTTGGACACTACCTTCTTCTGTTTTTGAACGTAACTATAATTCAGCGTTTTCCATGAGATGAGTTTGTCCCTCAATTCCGAGCCAGTTAACAGCTCACATGCAACAAGCTTCATGGTCTTTTGTGTTATGTAGTCAAACCCTGCTAGGGTCTTGATTGATCTTATAATTGTCCTACATTCATCGGAGAGTGACTGACCCTTTATCAAGATGTCAAATCTTGATAAATCACCATCTAGCATGTCACCCTTTTGCATGATGATCATGTTATACATCAGCTTTATTCGATCTAACTTGCTGCTTAAGGAGCTCTCAGATTCAAGATCGAACTCATCAACGCCAACATCCATCTGGACTGACATTCCTGGTATATGATTGTATTTTTTTAATGCTAAGGCAGTCATGTGTAATCCACTAGTAGAGGGCCCATTCCCAAACGCTTGTATGCGTGTTGATTTTGAAGATTTATAAAGCTTTGTCATGTAGAAGAACATGTCAAGTGGCCGGATACCTTTGAGCTTGCACTCCTCGGTGAATTGATCCAGGGACTTCAGTCCAAACCCAGTCAATTTTTTAAATTCCTCAACATCTTCTGTCGCTGCTTCGTTTGATCTCCCAAAACTAGTTTCAATTATGGATCGTAGACTAGTATTGTATTCATAATTGAAATTATTGACTGTCCAGGTCTTTATAGATTGTGAATACTGTTTGCTAGATGTTCTTGCCGCTCCAAACTCACCAACAAAACTTGATATTATGTCATAAGATCTCCATTGAGGATACAAAACTGTTATATTCTGTTTAGCATTTATGTTCCTCTTCGATGCTACTCTTGATGAAGCAATGAGGAACTCACGGTAGGTTGACTTTATAAATGTCTCTTTTGCTTCAATCATTCCGAGATCTTCATTGAAACACTCCTGATTCTGGAAAGGGCTAATCCAGGTCTTTGCTGTCCTAAATGCAGCCAATCTACCGATGTATATAGCAGCAGATGTCCGTCTAAGACTCTCAGACGCACCTTTAGTGAAGAGCTTCGACAAAATTGTGTATTTTGTTTCTTCCACAGTCTCAGGACCTCGGACTAGAATGAATGGATTCCGTATGAAGAACTTTTCGACAGAATTTGCATCTGCATTCAACCTACTCCTCATGTTAGCGAGCTGCTTGACAAGACCTTGATTGATCCCAAAATGATCTTTCTTTAAAATGGCTTCACCATCATCTGGAAGGATCTCATCAGCTTCTCTACCTGTTATCTCAGTGTATAAGAGCTTGACACAGGGAGACTCTGGGTGTTTCTTCACAATCTGATAGTTGTAATATTCCGGCCCGATTATATCTTGTAGGTCTATGTCATAGATTGGATAGACACCGAAGTCATAAGGAATGGCACTCTGTTGTGTTTTGAAGATGTCAGACAGGTCATTCTCCTGTCCTAGCCCTGTGGCAAATATCTCATAAAAGTGTTGCCTGTTCAGCGAATGTGCAAAGGAACAAATTAGAGAGCTGCAGCCATTCTCCCTCATCTGGCGGATCCTTGAATACGATTCATTGACAAAACTCGTACAAGATGTTGTGCCGATGACGTCTGTCGAGGTGCTTGCGAATTTTATTGTTGGTGAGAGGGTCTCGAGATTTGCCATGAATGCTGAATTCAGCTCATACATCAACAGCCCACTAGCTGATTTAACAGACAATTCCATAGAGTGTAACCTTTCGGAGGCTCGCTCACATTGTCCAAATAGCAGATACTGATAATACGCTCCTGGCTTATCCATATTTATGCCAATTATGGTTCCTTTATCATCTGATCCTACACGTGTGCGCCACACAATATTCTTATCTAAGTTGAGCTGTTTAAGGCAGGAATCAAAGAGGGCATCACGAAGGCTCAGGCAGGATAGTGCCAGGACTGTTGAGTTGTAGTGTGGTATGCCTTGACACATATTTGAATGGTTGTAAAACCAAGGGACACCCGTTTGTAAGAATTCTTCCTTTTTTCTTTGTAAACTCTCTGACTCATGCTTGATTTCGGGGTGCTTAACCCATTGTTCAACGAGACCTCTAGGATACTCCATCTTTTTATTGCAATGGCTGAGGAAAAGAAATCGGGAAAAATCTAGCATCCCTGGGAAGTCTTTGAAGTGATGCTCGTATATTGGAATGAAGATGGTTGGTATGAACTTCTGTGACCATGTTGTCATATCATAAGACTCCTTTATCATCTTTATCTTTGAGCCCTTATCAAAGGATGATAGAACATCCTCGTAATCAGATCTCATCATCAATCTTTTGTCCCTCCCTTTCGTCAGTATTTCCCTCTTGTCTGACTTGGCCAGCAATCTTGATATTTCTTCAACCACATTGAACAAGATTCTTGCTTTAATGAATAGGATGATAATCTCTCTGACGCCACCTATCTGATTCTTCTTAAAAATCTGTATGGCAATCTCAAACAGACAGTTGTTGACACCAGAGTACTGCATGGCAACTTCTGAGATGGTCTGTAACTTCTCATCCTGAACTATTTCTGCTACTAGTTCTATGGCCTTTGTTCTCTTGCCTAGGTGTCTAACTTCATCCAAATCATGTGGGTCGATCTTATCAGAAATGGACTTAACAGAGGCTTTGAAGGTGGCAAATTCTGATAGATTTTTTGAGAGGATGTTGTTTATCTTCACACTGTTCATCCAAGAGCCATTATCCCCTGAATTTTCAGGATGCTTATCTTGTAGAGACACACCTATCTGGACAGCACGGTAACTAAAATAATGACTCTCTGGGGTAGATGAATGTATGTGACTGATGTCTTGTGATACTGTTGTTGTACCGAAGAAGTAATTTGCTTTGGCCTCATCGCTAGCTCTCGAAGATATTTCTTTGTCATACTTCCCTTCCTCCTTCAATATCTTTTCTAGTATGTTCATTGCATCTTGAGTCTTATTTTGTCTGTCTTTATTGTACATCATGCACCAGTATATTTCATTGAGGTTGTAAGAAATCGGGACAGGAGGACCAAATGTAAAAATTCTTGGCATCAAGTTGGCAACCCCAGTTGTCGACTCATCATACAAACCTGTCTCATCATCACGTATGATACTCGGTAAGCTGACAATTTCACTTAAGTCACGTCTCGATAGCTCGATGCAGGTCGCAATGGAACGCTGTAGCATTGACGACTGAATAATTGAATTGACTCTCTGTGGAAACTTGGATACCAGTTTGTCAAAAGATTTATCACCGAGTGATTTCATCCACAGATATCTGAGAGTCTGATTTGTAGTGGATGTTGTGGGTTTATCCTCGAGGTATGTTAATATGAGCAAACAGTGATTTCTAGAGTGAATTTCTTGCTTTAGAGCATCTCTAAACTTAAGACCAGGCCTCACCAACCTCTCTGAGTTGGCTAAGGTGCACATTATTGTTCTATCTCGTGCCCGCTGCCAATGCTTGAGTCTATCTGTGTCCACTGAGAGCCATTCAGATTCCCAGTGATCAGTCTCAAGGTGCCAGGGCATTGATAATCCATTGTTGACTCCTGGGATCAGTGATATGATCTTCACAAATTCAGTGTTGCTCTCTGTCCTTAACTGTGGGCCAGGGGCAACAAGGAAGTATACGCCTTCTATCCCAGAATAACCTAAGGCATACTCTCTAGTCTTCCTCCTCCGCATGCTATTGAGTACAATTTCATTAGAAATCCTCTGATAAAACAACGAAAGACCTGTTGCACTGTCACCTCTCAGCATATACTCTATATCTTCGAGTATTGTGGATGCAGTGAGGCCTGCTTGATCACTAGATTGCGTTATAATTTGGGAGCAGCTGACATCTGTGACAGTTGTGTATATCTCAGATATGAAATTCTCGAGCATAGACTGATGTGTATGCGAGATGCCAATGTGTGAGGGTGCCTCACGTTTATGCTTCAAGCCATGCTTCCTCATGTAACTCTTGCGTCCTGGACCTGAGCGTTGTTCTTCTTCAAGCCGCGATTGTGTGATGTTCAGCCTGATAAGATGATTATCCGGTTTGCAATTTACCATTAAAGAAGATAAAATGTAATCTAGGTAACCACCGCTGCATGACGACTCGCGGAGCCTCTGCACCGCATCATCGTATGACATTGAGAGCTCATTTACTTTGATTGGGCAACCTAACTGCAAGATTCTTGGTATCTTAGTCGTGTTTGC